TCAAGTTAGTGAGCAAAGTATCGCTGGTTTAAGAGAACTGCAAAATACATCTCAACAGATTACTAATCTAATTTTAGAAATCGATAAATTGCAAGATGAGGTTAGTGTAAGTGAAACTCAATATAGGCAGGCTTTGGATTCATTACCCGCAGGTGATCCCATCATCACAAAAGCTAAAACAAATTATGAAAATTTACTTACGAAATTGCGAAACCTACAAAAACAAATAGAATCTAGATTGACATAAATACAATTATGCCCTCATATATAGGATTTAGCACTATAGGTGCCAATGAACCCAAAACTACTAATTCTCAAAGTGGAGTCGATGGCGGTTTTGGTGGAATCATGAGACCAATAAATACAGGTAGAAAGTATAGATTGGTTGATCAACCATTGGTTATTCAAGATTTTATTAATGCGTTAAACATTCCTCAAGGACAAAAAGTAGGTCAACCGGGATACGGCACAACCCTTTGGTCCTTTGTTTTTGAGCCCAATACAGCAGATGTACAATTTAAATTAGAAAACGAAATACGCAGAGTTGCAAATCTAGATCCACGCATAATTTTAAACTATGTAAAAGCCTTCCCTCAAGAAAACGGCATATTGATTGAAATTGAATTTGCTGTTGCCCCCTTTAATAACGCACAATTATTGAGTGTGTTTTTTGATTCAAACACTAACAGAGCCGTTATTCAGTAATCAAAAAATCGGTTTTTAAGGTATGATAAATACTTAAAAGAGATTAACTATGGCCACAAGTTCACGACAATCCTCACTTTTTGGGACCAACGATTGGAAAACTATATATCAAACCTTTCGTGAAGCAGACTTTCGCAGTTATGATTATGAAACTTTAAGAAAAAGTTTCATTGACTATCTACGTGTATATTACCCTGAAACTTTTAACGACTTCATTGAGTCAAGTGAATTTATCGCACTACTAGATGTTATCGCATTTATGGGTCAAGGTTTAGCATTTAGAAATGACTTAAATGCACGTGAAAACTTTATCGATACTGCCGAACGTAGAGACTCAGTAGTTAAGTTGGCTAATCTAGTTAGCTACACCCCAAAAAGAAATCTCGCCGGTCAAGGATACATTAAAGTAACAAGCATTAAAACTACACAAAATATAACAGACTTAAATGGAATTAACTTAAGTAATATACCAATACTTTGGAATGACCCTGCTAATCCATACTGGTTAGAACAATTTAATACGGTAATTAATGCAGCATTAGTAAACGAGCAAAGAATAGGCCGCCCCGGTAATGTGCAAGATATTTTAGGAGTAACTACCAGCGAATACGCATTGAGTATTCCTGCAGGAAATTTGCCAATAGTACCATTTACTTCAACAGTAGATGGAACCAACATGAGTTTTGAATTAGTAAGCGTAACTAGTGTTGATGCAGATTATGTTTATGAAATCCCACCTGCACCAAGTGAAAAATTTAATATATTGTATCGTAATGATAAGTTAGGTTATGGTAGTCCAAACACAGGTTATTTCTTTTATTTCAAACAAGGCACATTGCAAAATTTTGATTTTAATTTAGAACAAGAAATTGCTAATCAAGTTGTAGATATTGATATTCAAGGTATTAATAATACAGATACTTGGTTGTATCAAACTAGTGTTAACAATAATACTCCGTTATTATGGAAAAAAGTTGATAACATTTATGCTGATGCATACCTTCAACAAGAAACAAGTAATCGCAACAGTGATGGGTGACAACCAAAACACCTCCGACACCGCGGAGGAAATTCTAAAGAGAATTAATGAAAATAGAAAATAACCAAATACTGGATTATTTATAATCAAAGAATAATCCGAACATGAATAAAATAGAAGAGAAGATTCAACAACTCGAAACACAAATAGTAGAACAAAAAGTTAACCGAGAGAAAGAGTTGTTAATCACAGAAATGAAGAAAATTGGAATAGAAAAACTACCCTATTCTTACTCAGCCCTGAAACAGTTCATTGACCCAGAGACAATGGACTTCCATTATAACAAACATTATAAAGGGTACGTAGACAAATTAAACGACGCATTATCTAAGAAAAAATACGGAGATTTAGAACTTGAACAGATAATAAAAACAATAAGTCGTTTTGATAAATCAATAAGAAATAATGCGGGTGGAGCCTTTAACCACGCATTGTTTTGGAACATGTTGACTCCAAAACCAAAAAAACTTGAGGGAGAACTTTACAAAAAAATCACGAAAGAGTTTGGTAGTTTTCCAACGTTCAAGAAGAAATTTGAAACAATTGCAAAAGATAGATTTGGTTCAGGTTGGGTTTGGTTAGTATTAACCGCAAAAAACACACTGAAGATTATGTCAACACCAAATCAAGACAATCCATTGATGAACGTTATTGAAGGAGGTGGTTTTCCACTGTTAGGTTTGGACCTATGGGAACATGCTTACTATCTGAAATACAGAAACAAAAGAGACGAATACATTGCAAACTTTTGGAAAGTAGTAAATTGGGATTTTGTATCCAAGTTATACGAAATGAAAACAGAAACAAAACTTTTGGAATCGACTAAATTGGAGAAACTCCTAAAAGAATCTAAAGAACCTGAATTTTGTAATTCTAATGAAATTAATGCTTACCGCGAATTGATTAACAACTCCAAAATAAAACGAATATATCAGGATGGTGTTACCGATGTTTTGAAAAAAGTGTTTAGTCAATTTTGGGTTGAGGGGAATACAAAGGAAATGTCAGGTTTCTATGGGGTTGAATCGAAAGAAGGGAGGTCTGTTCTAAATAATTTGAACACAAACTTTAACACTTTTTGTTTATTAACCAAAGCAGTCAACCGTCAAATAGATAATATAGGTAAACCAGAAAAAAAATTCGACTTCAATCAAAAAGAAAAAAGAACCGCAACAGAAGTGGTAAGATTAATCAAAGCCTTAGACCACTTTAAAAAAGAAATTTTTACAAGGAACAACGAGGACTTTATCAATATTATCAAAGTTTTGAAAAAACTATGGGACAGAGGTCAAAAATCTGAAGACCAAGTTCTCAAGAAAATGGAATCATATTTCGGACCCGATTCTTCTGTTGAAAAAATTGGTGGTCATGGACAAAAATCAGATGCATTTAAAGGCATTGATTTAATCATCAATTTAGGAGACAAAAAATATACCGCTCAAGTCAAACCATTTTCAAACACCAAAACAGAAAATGGTAAAATAACTGTATTCAATACTGGAAACGTTAAACCCTATAACGTAAATTGGTTGGTATTTATCAATACAAAAAATAATGAGATTTTAATATTCGAAAATAATCCAACTAAAGACCACTATCAATATATTTTTGATGAATCGTCTTTAATACACGAAATAGAATAATAAAGATATTTATTTGATATGGCAGCATTACCAGAACCAGAAAGAAGTAGAATATATACGAGGATTAAACATCAATTAGGTGCACCACTCAGAAGTGTTGAACTTGAAGACGAAATGATGGACTCGTTAATGGAATTATCAATTGGAGATTATGAAGAATATATTCTCCAATGGTTGATTGATTCACAGTGGGTTAACCTTGTTAACTTGAACATGAACGAAAGGTCTGTTGCAAGAGCCCTTGTTACAAGAACAATGGATTTTGAACAACAGTTTAGTTACTCGTATTCTAAGATTGTTGGACTTCAAACAGAAGGTCCATGGGTTTTGAAGAAAGATTATTTTATATTAAGTGCTGATACACAAACTTATGAAATTCCTGCAGGTAGAGAAGTAAATGAACTTTTATGGTTTTCAAACCAAGCATGGAACGCATTTGGTTTAGGGGGTATTGGTGGATTTGGTATGGGTGGTGTAGGATTAGGTGCAAGTGAAGCGGGATATGCCCAAATGGGTTATCAGGGTTCTTATTTTATGATGTCAGGATTTGACTACTTGGTTAGAATGCAAGAGGCAAATATCCTAAACAGAATCTTAGGAGGTTCCTTAACCTACAGGATTACAGGTCTTCCTGATGGAAAAAAACTTATTCACTTATATAATACCCCTGGCGGAAAATTCAACTGGTTAAACTATAACCTTTATGTTGGTAAAGCTGTGTGGTATTGGTATTATGACGTTGAACCTGATAGTAGAGCCGATTGTTTGAAAAACAATCCAGATATTATAAAACTACCTACAGATGTTCCAATCGAAGAATTAACTTGGACTGACTTAAACGTACCTGGACAACAATGGGTTAGAAGATGGTTTACCGCTTATTGTAAAGAAACTTTGGCAAGAGTTAGAGGAAAATACAGTGGTAATCTTAAGACACCTGATACAGAGATTACAATGGATTATCAGAGTTTGTTAACGGAGGCCAAGGACGAAAAAACTAAATTATTAGAAGAGTTAATTGGAGCAGAAGGTTGGTTGACAAGAATGAGACCTGAAAAAGTTATGGAGAGAGAGGCTCTAATTGCTGAAAATCTAAATAAACAAATGAAATTTAGAGCGATGCCTCGACAAATATACGTAATATAATTTTATGGCAATAGTAAAATCAATACCGTCAAGAAGAATAATTAATGGAATGTCAATCAATACTTCAGAAATATCTGTAGTATCAGAGTTAGATTACAGAACAAACGGAGAAAGTTGTATCATCATCAGAGGTGTTGCACAATCGTTTGTTACGTTAGATTCATCAACAACTGACCATATTGTTGTTAAATCAATGACAAACCTCACCATAAGACCTGATGTCGGAAAAATCGACGAGGAATATGATGAGGTTGTTGTAGATAAGTTTGCTTGTATTGAATTTAGATTTGTTGGTGGAAATTGGTATATCCTTTCATCGGATGGACTTAAACAGTCATAAGTTTACCTTCCCATCCTTCTTCGGCTAAATCATACATATAGTAAGGACTCAGTCCTCTTTTTTCCCAATACTTTAATTCTTGTTCTGTAATGTCCAACACATCTTCTTGAAGTCTGTCTTGGTCACCTTCAGATAATGGATGTCCATTAATCAATTCACATTGTGCTGCAGTGAATATCCCACGTTTTTCAGGGTCCGCAACAATTAACCCATTTCTAACGTCGTCTTTGAATACTACCATTAGTGGTTCAATTCTTTTATTGAATGTAACAATTGCTCTTGGAACATTGTAATCACCTGTCAATGTTGGGTCGTTATCCAAAATATCTTTGTCCAACATATAACAGTTAAGTTGTACACCATCACCTTTTTTTTGTACATCTCCGTGAGACGCTTTGATTCCGTTGTTGACATACAAAATGATATCACCGAGGTTTACATTCAAATTGTTTTGTATCGCCAGCTCCATATGTGCCATTCTTGACATACTATTACCCGCTTTGGTCTTTGTTGTCAAACGTTTTTTATATTCGTCAAGGGATAACTTTACTTTAGCTCTCTGTGCAATTTTTGATAATGGTATTTTTTTGTCAAATATCTTCTGAAGATATTCATAATAATATTCGACAAATTCTTTACCCTCACCCTTAAGTAACATTTTGATACCCTTATCCAAAAACTCCTCAATGTATATTGGTAACTTTTTAGATTTGATACTATTACCCGTTAATTTAATTTTACCCTTAGCGTCCATAACCGCATAGTTCTTACGAGCCAAATTGATACATGACGGCCAAACACCATCGGTATCTAACGCCATTTCACCTCTCATGAATATGTCATTGTATTCAGCAACATCTGCTTCAGGTCCAAAATATTCTTTACCTAATTTAACTTTCCAATTCAATCCACGACCAACATAAACTCTATTCTTAGCATCTTGAGGGGTTGAAAAGTTCACACCGTCGGTATCCATTACCAAAGGGACATAACCTTTTGACATGAAGAACTTAATCATCTGACGAAGGTATTGTCTACCCGTACAAGTAATCTGTTCTCCCATATACATGTCACCCCAAGCATAGACCTGAGGAGCGGATAACGCACCGAACATGGAGTTGATGAAAATCTTAATCGGTAATTGTTTATTACCATATGATTCGGATTTCTTCTTATCTATTGTATAATACTCTTCAGCCAAGTTCTTGTATTTGATACGAGTATCACGGAACCACTTTAACATTCCCTTCATCGCACCTGTAACATCGCAATCAGGAAAAACATCATGTACAAGTTGAATAGATGGGTATAGAGACGAGAAGTCGAGTTTGAG